ACAAGACGCCATCCTCGGCTTGCATCAAATCCTCTTCTACCCACGGTCTGCGGTACTGGCACACACCAAGATGGTCGTCATCAGCGTTCTTCCATGCCCAGTACAAAAGCGTTAAATCCCCAAACCATGGATTTAAACAGGAGATATTTTCTCCTGTGTCGTCCATTGCAAAACCATATTGCTCATAAAAAGCGCGGCGCTCTTCCGATAAATAAGTGGCTCCACCAATAACTGGAGTCATAGGAGCCATGGAAAAGAATCGCGGATTATGCTGATCAATACAGCAGCAATACAAATGCGGAGCCTTATTCGACGTAGACATCACGCTGCGCCCACAGTTCGTTGTAGTTGTTCACACCCTTGGCGCCAACGCCAGTCAAGTCGCCACCACCAGAAGGCTTGCTCCAAGCCATAATCGTGCCATCGGGCAGCACGAACGCACGATTTTTCTGTTCGTATGTGGGAGTCAGTTCAAGGTAATCGCCGTAGACAAAATCAGGCTGGCTACCATTCATTGCCAGAGCTTGACCAAGAAGAGTGGGGCCAGTCGGACACAGTGGCGTGATGCCATAGTATTTCTCATGGCAATTCTTCACTATCAGATTGATGGCAGTAGTCAACGCTGGGTTCGCTGTTTGCGAATAGAGAACAGTAGTAGCACAAGCCCAGCTTGTAAAACTAAAACGCTGAATATCACGAAAAGCCAGCATCTTGATTTGCGGCCCAATTTCCACTGGATTAACAACACGCACGGCAATATCCATGTACCAGCCGCCAATCTTATTCAGCAGACAGAACCGTCCAAGATCCGCCTTGTATGAATAAGGCTTCAAACAGTCATAAGCCCATAGCACGTCGGGGTCGTAATTCTCAGCAATAAATTGCCTCAGCGTTTCTTTCGTATAAACAGTGTGATTCGCATCAGGAAACGCCGCTTTAACAGTGCCAGTGGCATGCTTGAGAAACGGCGAAAGCTCATTCCCAGCATCGCTCAGAAAGATTTGAGAAATGTTCATGATCAACCGATCCTCACTGGAGTGCCAAAGCCTTTGAACTCTGGCGCGGCAAGGCTAGCTTCCAGTTCCTGCTTGATGATTTTTAACATTTGCTTTTGAATGAAAGGCCAAGTGAACTGCTTTTCATGAATGCGCTGGTAGCACCACTCGCCAGCCATTTGCAGTTCTTCACGGTTGTAATAATAATGATTCAGAATGGCGGCCAGGTCATCAGGAGAAGGCTGACCACGCTCCAGTCCGTAATTGCGATCTGTCTCCCAGCTCTCAATAGAAATTCGCCGTACTCCATCGAAAATTTCCTGCAAACTGGTGTGATCAGGCACCACTTGAGCAGTACCCGTGGCGGCATGTTCGGTATTAACAAGACCCCAGCCTTCCCCCAAGCAAGTGTTTACGCCAATATCAACAGCGTTATACACCTGATTAAGTTGCTCAACAGTGAGACAGTTATGAGTGGAGAAATGAGGACTGGTGAGAATAAGTTTTCCAACAGAGTCATAGCCCTCATCGCGAGCCACACGCTTAAACAACGGCACCAAATCCCATCCCATATCTTTGGCGCCCATATTCAGCCATAGACGAGCATCGGGCTTATCTTTCGCAAACTTGATAAAACCTTTGATCGTCAGATCAATGCGCTTGCGCGGCTGATTCCTGTTGCCATTGAATACGATGAAAGTGTCATCGGGCACGCCAAGAGTTTTGCGGCATTCAGCTTTGTCAATGGGAAAGAATTTGGTGAAATCAGTGCCATGCCCAACAACGTCAATAGGCTTCTCGTAGCCCATGCGCTTGATTTCTTCTTTGGCAAATTCCGTATAGGTGATCAAACGATCCCACTGGTTAACTGGCTCAAGGAGCTCAGGGAACAGACCATAGGAATCAATGGGCGTGTACACAACAAAGCGGAAGCCCATTTTCTCCTTGAGTTCACGAATCTGATCAAAGAGATTGACCACCACCCAGATGTCATTGACAACGAAAATCAAGTCGGGCTCGATTTTTTGTACGAGTTCGGCAATTCGATGAGAACCAAAGGGGTCGTTCCCATAGGCCATTGCGGGATAAAGTTTGCAGTACTGCTGCATGGGCGAAGGATCCCCCATCCAGTTAACTGCAAGTGTATGCACATCGTATTTTTCGGCTAGCGCAGGGATTAGGTATTCTGCTACGCGGCCAAAGCCCGTTTGCACTCCGCAATCTCCACAGTACAAGACTTTTTTCATAAAAAGCAAAAAACTTCCGTAATACTAATCATGGTTTTTGAGCTGGCAGGAAGAATTCACCTGCGTAGGGTTTTGCTACTGATTCCCAAGCCTCAAGAGCCTCCTCAAGTGTCTTATACGTGCCTATGTATTGACAGCGAAAAGATACTTCCCATCGATACGACTGCCCCCAAAACCGCTTGCGAATACCCCTATATCCAGTTTTAGAGCTTGGCTGACAACCCTTATTCCATTTATTTTCCGCTTCCGTGGCGAGCCTTAAATTTTCTGGCCTGTTATCACGAGGATTTCTATTTATGTGATCAATTTCGTAGCCAACACTGTCTACCCCGTAGGCAAGATAGTAAACGATCCTGTGATAGCCATAAGCACGTCCTTTAAGAGACACCCTTAAATAACCATTACCTGGATCGTTTCCTGCTACGCCTCCAACTTTGACAGTATGATGTGGCGATTTTTTCCAACGAAGAACACCTCCTTCGCAAAGCTCCAAATACTCATCAATATACTCCGTTGGAAGAGGCTGCCTTGCTTTCGCCATTGATCTCCATGCTTTTAACAGTCACACTATATCATGACCGCTGGAGCTTGCTGTCGCTTATATTCCACAGTGCATTTGCATCGCGCCCTGCAAGCGCAACGCTGTCCAGGAAGTGGCACTGAGCCAATCGGCACAAGACCTCGCCTTGCATAGTTAAGACAATCGTCACAATGCTTTGCCTGTGGATCAAGAATGCGACGCATCAAGGAATAGCCTTCTTGCTCTTGACGCATTGACGTGCCTTCCCAATAAGATCCGCGAATACTTTCAGCGTATAGCTGAATGCGAGCAAGAGCCATGGGCCGAGAAATACGGCGCTCCAGAAGATCGCGAGCAAAATCCTGTAGAAAAGAATATTCCGCGCGAAGCCTTTGACCGATGCGGCCATACTCTGCACTTCCCATGCCATCGCGTCCACCATGGCCAATAATTGCTGCTTGAATATGAGCAGTCTTAATTGCTTCGCGGACACTTCCTTGCCACTGGTCAAGCGTAATTGAGCCATCAGCCAGCATTTTGGTGAAGCGCTTTAAGTTAGCACTGAGCTTGTTGATGCGTCCATCGACCAAGGCAGCAACTGCAACTTTGCTTAAGAATTTGCCCTTTTCGTCTCGATAGCGGCCAGTGGCGCGATCGTAAGACCACGCCGCATCAAAACGAGAAGAAAGGACGATGGAGGAAAATGTGCTTAGATCATTCAGCATTATCGGCCTCCAGAATTTCTTTAAAACGTTCGGGAGCCTCTTCCTTCCATTCATTCAGTGCTGCTTGAATGTCTTCTTCTGAAACAAGAGCAGCTTCATCAATACCAGAAAGAATCATGCCTTCTACAGGCATTGGTTCAATTGCATCCTTCTTGAAATATTCGGCGGTTTGTTTTTTTCCTTTAAATGCTCCTTCCATTGAGCCATGCTTCCGCTTGTACAGTTCTTTGTATTTGCGCGTAACGTAAGCACCAGCCACTGCACTTGGCCATACCTTGAACTTAGCTTTTGCAGCAGCAATGGCTTGTTGATGCAGTTCTTTATCTTTAAATTCAGCGTCTTCTTTAATGTGCTCAAGGTCTTTCTCTAAATACAGGCCAGCAGCATCCTGCACTTCTCGGCTGCCATCAATTGGCAGAGTGCCATTTTGTTCGTTTAAAGGATCGCGTCCGCCAGGAGGCACTCCCTTCCCAGGCTGCTGCGGCAACTCACGGGGGAGCGATGGATCGAGAACAGTTTCCATTGACCACTCCGAGCCTCCGAAACGGGCATCTGCCACTTCCTGCGGGTGGAGCACGCCGAGCTGGATGTAGCGGCCATCTACGGCAGCTACTCGGGCGCGAACGTCAGCAAGTTCTCGCTCGTTCAGTTCAAACAGATTATTAAATTTTACGCGCCACGAATCAGGCACTCGACCATTAGTCGGGCCATCCTTCGAGAGCATGATGTATTCCATCAGCTTTTGAAGTGGACGTTTGTAATGGGCGATTTGGTAATCGCCAAGGAACTTGGCAAAGTCACGCTCCTCGCTACGACCAGTGGCTCCTAAACCACTCGGGCTTTCGCCAAACAGAATTGTATGGGGAATCTGAGATGCACCAATAATGTCAATGCGAAGCTTTTCAAGGATTTCCCCAATGCCACCAAAGTTACGACTAATAAATTCAAGCTCTTCTTTCTCGGCGTCAATCGCATAACCACGATAGACGCTCTTGCTCATATCATTGAGCACTAAACGATTGCGCACATCAGCTTCCTTGCCAGCAGCAAGCATGGTGCTCAGACCACGAAGCTTATGGACAAAAATGTCAAATTCAGTAAGCAACGTGGCAGCAGAGTTTAAGCCAGTCCAATAATGTTTAAAGCTGTCATAAACAGCCTGTAAACTGCTCATCCCCCATCCATAGTTCCGCTGTCTAATGCGATAGGGAAGCCATTCCCCATCGAATCGCAGAATCCTGTCTTTATGGATGCGAACAAGCTGAGGCTGTTGAATAAGATCGCCAGAAATAATTTGGTAGTAAGTTGCCTTGGAATAGTCGTACAGATTTTCTTCTTCGATCATTGGCGCAATCTGCCAACGATCAAGCACTTCCATTCCTTCAATGGAGCGAATATTACGCTTGTCTACGGGCTGATCAGCACGGCGTCCATCATCGATATACATCAGAATGCAAGCGCCGCCATACAGTCGCGCATTCTTAGAAGCCAGCAGAAAATTCTCAAGGATATAAAGATCCTCAATTACTTGCTCCACGCCAGCCACTTCTTCAGCGGCAGCACCTTCGCCCCCAAACAATACTTTGAAGCCTTTACGAGTGGATTGTTCAGCAACAATATCTACGATGCGCTTTGGAATCCATTCCCCATAAAGATTTTCAAGCTCCTCTTGGGTGAGGAAGATAATGGGCTGGGCAGTGGTATAACGGCTCTTGTCACGGCCAGTACCCATTCCCGTCAAGGCATTGGCAAGACCATCGAGACGCAGTTCGCCACCAGTCGTGTGACCTAAATCCACCACTTCATCAGCCATCGCCTTTCTTTACCTTTAGGAGTATGTTCCCATTCTAATTGTGTGTATGATGTGGACGATGCCTTTGCTTTATGACCCCAACTCCCATTGTCTTCACCTTTACCGATGAAGAGCGCAGGATTGCAATGGAAGAAGGCATTCGTCGCCAGGCAGTGAATGAAGCGAAAGGACTGCGCGGACGCAATCGTGGGCCTCGTTTTGGGCAGAAGGCCTTAGACGTGCATTTACTTGGCGCGGCAGGGGAGATGGCTGTAGCGAGCTATCTTGGACTGAAGCATGAACTGTATAAAGAAAAAGAGGCTAAGCGCGGTTCTGACGATCTGCCAGGCATTGATGTCAAAACGCGCTCAAAACACTCGTATGACTTGATAGTGCAAAAAAATGAGAATCCTTGCAAAAAATTTGTTTTAGTCACCATAGAAAGTCAAAAAACGTTAATTCATGGATGGTGCTATGGAAAGGAAGCGATGGAGGAAAAGTTTTGGGCTGATCCTGCGCGTGGAAGGGCTGCTTATTTCGTTCCCAAACAATATCTTCGACCTATTGATACCTTGATGGCATGAGTGATCTTCGTTGTTCGGAATTTGCCCAGCACGCACTTGGCGTGGAATTATGGCCTAAGCAACAGCAAGTGCTAAACGGCCTTTTTGAAAAAGGCATTAGCCATGCCATTTGGGCCATGGGAAGAAGAAGTGGTAAGACGTTTATGGCTGCAGTAGCGGCCACTTATCTTTGCTTTGTGCAAGACCACTACTTCCAAAAAAGAGTAAGAAAGGGCGAGAAATGGTATGTAATTACAGTGGCGAACGATCTTGGGCAGTCCAAGATTGCCCTTGACAATATTCGTCAACTCATTATCAATAGTCCGTTTGAGCGGGAAATCATCCGTGAAACGGCAATGGAAATTGAAATAAGTAATGGCTGTGTATTCCAAGCCATTCCTGCATCAGCTCGTGCTTCTCGTGGTAAAGCAGTGGTAGGAGTGATTATGGACGAACTTGCCTTCTCCATTGAAGGTGATGCAAACCGTGGCGCAAAAGCCATGTATGACGCACTTGCTCCCTCCATTGCTCAGTTTGGTAAGAGAGGAAAAATTATTGAACTATCTTCGCCATGGCTCACTGACGGTTTGTTCTTTGAACATTTCAAGCAAGGTGAAAGTGGTGAATATCCAGGCATGCAGTCTCTTAAAATTCCCACCTGGGACATCAATCCAAATCTCCCCTGGGGCTGCGACTTCCTTGAAAACGCCAAGAAGAAAGACGAAGAAAGCTTTTGGATTGAATTTGGTGCTGAGTTTGCTCGTAATAATTCTTCTCTGCTTGCCCCAGAAATTGTTGATGTGGCAGTCAATAAAGAACGCGGAATATTATTTCCACAGCGTGAATATATGGGCACTTATGTTCTTGCACTTGACCCTGCCCGTGGTGGCGTTGGTCGCGACGATTACACAGCTTGTATTGTTCATTATGAAGGACAGAGGCTAATCGTAGACAAGTTTCATGCCTTTGAGCCCGATTTTGAGATTGGTGGAAAAAAAGAAGTGAATATTGCAAAAGTTGAGGAATGGATTAAAGAACACCATCGCATTTATGACTTCCAAAGCATTGTTCTTGACCAGTTCAACTCCAGCGCTACCATTCAAAGTCTTTCTGGAGAATTCCCCATTGCCGAACTTGCATGGTCAGTGAGCACCAAAATGAAAGCATTTAGCAAGATGAAAGAACTTTTTAATGCTGGCCTAGTAGAAATGTATCCACATAAAGAAGCAATTAAACAGCTTAAAAATCTTGGCGTGATCTATAGAGCTAGTGGACAATGGAGTGTGACTGGTGGTAAAGAAAGCAGCGTTGACGACTATGCGTTTGCAATGGCAGCCGCAGTATTAGAAGCCTCTAAGGATAATGACATTGATTGGCTAAACAGCTTGGTACGTTAGATTTTCACAAATTCCGAATTTTTGTTATTCCTGAAAATGGTAAGCGTTGACATTTCCCTGCAGGAAGCCACTTTTCTTCTCGCTCTCTTGGAAGCAGATAGACAGACTGCCCTACAGCTCTTGGCTGCCGATCATGTTTATGAACCATCGCTGCTCCCTAAGTTACGAAAAGCTCACCGCGAACTTCGAAGAGTAGCAAAGGAAGCGGTTTAGACTAAATAAACATTCGCCTCTTTATTCATGGATCGCGATGTAGAAAATGCTTTTCATGCAGTAGTCGAGGCCGCATATGCCATGCAAGAAGCAGGAAAGCGATGGGGAAGAAGTAGTAAGGAGCTAGAACTTGCCAGCAAAGCCTACGAAAATTGCATGGCCGAATATTACGAGCTAACTGGCAAATCTCGTACTGAGCATTGGGACAAATATTGCAACGAAGATCCGTCCTGTCAAGAATGCAAGCAGTTTGATCTGTGATGATCAGGCTTTATTTTTGTCTCCATGGGAAACACTATGAAGCAGTGGTGCCATTCCATGAAGCAAAGCGGGTAAACCGCACTCTTTTCGACCAGGGCGCTGCCGTGTACTGGACAGAGCGGTGCTAAATTGATGGAGCTTCGGCCGAAGCACCGTGGCCACGGTTTGCCCTTTCGCTCAGGGAAGGGCTTCAAGAAGGTATCCTCGTCAATGCCTTCTTCTGATTCCGTCAGGGATCAATGGAGCGAGGGAAGCGCTCCACGATGAAGCAACAAGCAGAGCATGGGCCGCACCCATTGATTCCCTAATGCGGGAAGACTCTGCTTCTTCCAGCCCCTGTAGCCCAGTTGGTAGCAGGCAAGCGACTTAAAATCGCTAAAGGGGCAGGTTCGAATCCTGCCAGGGGCATTTGGTAAACTGAAGACACGTTCACCCCGCGAGGGGCGCATGCAACCCACTCACGGAACGGGGAGTGGAACCATGGAGGAACGCCATGAACCCTCTGCTACTTGTGAAGCAGCGCCTGCTTAAGGCTGCTCGTCTTCATCAGGCCCAGTTGGCTTCAATCAACGGCTATCGCTCTTGCGTTGCTTGATGACTACAGCCCGCTTCGGCGGGCTTTTCTTTGTCGTTCCAATGCCTGATCACACCAGCCACGATAAAAGTATTTGTCGCCATATAAGACACTAATACAACTGTCCTAACCCAAGCAATTACATCAGCTTCAAGATTGTTTCTACCGACCTTCGGTCCGAGAGATTTTGACCATATCCTCCATAACTTTTGCCTCTTCCGCATGTATCCAAGCTTTTAGTTCGTGGAGATATTCTCTAATAAATGCTGCTTTCTGCAAATGCCAAGGATTGCCATCTCGCAAGAAAGCTGAATTGTGATGATCAACTGCTTGGAGCAGACGATGGATAATGGGATTCCATGGTTCGCGGATGGGCGTATTAAAAGTTCTACGCTCCTCCATTGTCCGCAAAATATTGTTTGATCTCTTCAAATGGTACTGGAAAAAAGTTATGCTGCTCGACACAGGAATTGAAATAATGCTTGTCAGGCTGTCCGTCTTTTAGAACCAAATGACAATGGAGATGGCCATGCACATTTCCCTTGTATCGCCCCTCAAAAGAATCACTATGGATGGGAATATGAGTGAAGATTAAGGAGTCACGAACGTGAGCACCACGAATGTCTTCAAAATATGGCAAATAATCAGATAGTTTATAAATGTCGTGATTGCCTTTGATGAGAATTTTTCGTCCATTGCAGCGCTCCAGCAGCTTTAGGCCGCGTCGAGGGATGGCAACATCGCCCAAATGGTAAATAGTATCTTTCGCATGCACTCGCTCATTCCATCGCTGCACCATAATCTCATCCATCTCTTCCATTGAAGAAAATGGACGCAACAACTCACCATCTGGCTTTAAAAAAGTGATGGCTTTGGCGTGGGAAAAATGAGTGTCGGAAGTAACAAAAAGACTCATCGGACCTGTTTTGCATACAACTCAAAAGCCTTTTTAATCGCCCATTCTCGACTTGATTTTTTCATTTTAATTCCAGTGTTGGACTGAGAAAAATGAAACGAAGTCATCTCTATAGATTTTTCAATGCAAGAGTTCAAAATTTCAAAATCAATACGTCCTTCCTCTTTCGTTACGCATTCAATAATTACATCTCGGAGGTGCCAGTAACGGCCTAGCCCAAGTCCACATAAGGGATTTTGCTGGCCTTTAATCCACCTAAACATTTCTTGACCATCACTTACGTCTGGCGCTTCATCGTGACAGGAAGCGCATAACGGCACCAAATTATCGGCCTCGTCACTTCCTCCTAAAGACTTAGGGATAATATGACATTTTTGCAGTGTACTAACATGACCGCAGCACCAACATCTTGTGCGTTCTTCTTCCCAATCTCCCCAATCAACGGCAATATCAAGCTCGCTTATATGTTGAGAATGATAATCCCAGCATTCTTTGACCCATTTCAATTCTTTTAGGCGAGCCATGGTAAACAGTGAAGCCTCCACAGCATACCAGGACCAAAGAAGATGTCAAGAGCGCTTCTAGGAATCGAACCTCAGTATTCTGGACTATCTGCCCAGCGTGTGCCAACACTTAAGCGCCAGTGGCCCCTCGGTTTGGGCATTATTGGTAACTAAGTGAGGATGCCTGCAAGCCTGTGCGCACAGTGTAAAGCCGTCCTCGTTACCAAGCTAAGCCTGAGGGGGTGTTACGCAAACGCGGCGATCGGAAATTTCCAATCCTTGCGCTGCACTCTACCGACAGAGCAGCAGAGGATGATGGACCAAACGTGAAGCGATTAGACAAAGCTAAATGCTTCAGAGGCTTGGCCTCTATCAATGCAATCGTATCACACCTGCCCGTAAGCAGGCAAGTCATAATTAGCCGCCTCAAAAAACGCTGGCACGCGACTGGCGCGAGTGGCGGCCATCTCAGGAGCTTTGCCAGTAAAGAACAGATTTTCAGACTGACGCAGCCAGAAATCCTTATCCAGCCATTGATTAGAAGACTTACCAAGCTTTTCAAACAGCCAAGCCACGGTGGCAGCCCGCAGTTTGTTCAGGCTTTGCGAATCCTCTTCACCAAGTTCCTTTGCCACCATGCCATGAATGGCCGTATGCACACGCTCATCGCGGGAAATATCTGCTGAAACAGTGCGCATGCCCACATCCCCGTTCTGGCGGAAGAACGGCAGTGCCACAAAGAACACGCTCCGCTCAAGAATGGAAGCCTTATGGATGGGGTGGGCAGGATGCTCCATCCACACCTTCAGAATGCTCATTACTTCCTTCTCGGCTTTCTCATCAGTGCCATGGGCAGCAGCGATGTAGCTCAGCGCCTGGTCATGACGCTCTTCATCTTCCTGGTTCGAACGCAGCGCTTCAATGATGCCAGGAGTGGAAGGCAGTTCACGCTCCAGTCCCTGCTGTAGCAGATCCTTCACAGGCAGCTCCAGATGACGAAGCGCCAGGGCCTTCATCAGAGTTTCTTCTGCACCATCTTCTACTTTTCCTTTACCAACAGGCACGGCCTGCCATGCACGCTTTTTAGCAATGGTGGTGAGATAGGGGCTATTGTCGATCGTGATCATTGTCTGAAAAGAAAGAAAGAAGGAGAAAACTGAGAAGAAAAAGGGCAGCACTTGCTGCCCAAGAGATATGCAATTGAAGGGAAATCATTCAGAACAGGCCGAACAGAACCCAGCCTCCATATCACAAGTGACAGCATCCTCCATAGTCTCGTTGTCATCGAGACCAAACATGCTCTTAAAGCTGTCATCTAATGCCGCGAAGGCATCATCCTTACTCTGCGTACCAGGCAGAACTTGGAGAGAGTAATAGAGACTCGTTTGAGGAGAATCAAACCAGCTCTTCAGGAACTCGCGGTCATAAATGACCACATCGCTCCAACTATTGAAACTATAGCCATGGAAAAGTCCACTCCGCTGATAAAGCGCAACTAAACCATTTGCAACTTTGAAATAGGCTTCCCAGCCCACTTCCTCAGCAATTTCCACTTCCCCATAGTCAAACGTTTCTACGCCAAAGGTGCCGCTATCGCGATCCACTACACGGGCGATGGGAGGGGCGATTTCAGGCGTAGTGGTAAAGCCACGGCTATCGAGGTAGCGGTAGGAACAGGAGGCCGTAGGAGCAATGCAGAAGGCACGTTCCATGCCATAGCCCTTGGCGATTGCTGCGGCGGCCTCAATGCCATCAGAAAGAGCCTTCACGACCTTGCCCGCAGGTTGGTCGCACCAGTGGTGACACCAAGGATGTGGATCATCCATCAGAAAAGCTTCCAGAGCATCACCAAATTCCTTGTAAGAGATGCCATGGATGGAAAGGAAATTGGCAAGACCAAGGATGCCAAGGCCCACTTGCTTATCAATTTCAGGCGACAGATATTCGCCAGTGTCGCCCACGCCAGTTTTGCCATGCAGCTCACAAAGCTGCTTCATACCTTCAGTAAAGGCGCCTTCAAGATCAGCAATGGAACAAGCGCCCATGTTTACGTGCTGAAGAAGGCAAGTACCACGATGCGGCAGATACACTTCCAAGCAAACATTGGCGCGAATGCGCTCACCACGCTCGTTGTAGCGAATCTTGTTGAGCCAAATATCACCAGCAGAAATGCCCTTCAAAAGCTCGTCAATCAATTCGCCAGAAGCATTGTCCAAAAATTTTTCGTCAACATTCAGACAACGCTTCACCCAAGGCAGTTCTTGACGAGAAGCTTTAATAAAATCAATGGCATCGGGATGCGTGTAGTCAAGATGCAGCACTACGGCGCCGTTCTTATATTTGCCGCCCCTACGAAGAATTTCATTCAGCGTGGAATAAATCTTACCAAAACTAACTGGACCACTAGCAACTAAACCCTTGCCATTCTCATTACCCTTCTCGCGCAGATCAGACAGATGGACGGCTACGCCTGCGCCATTGCGGAGACCATGGGAAACAAAACGCCACGAATCTTCAATGCCATTTTCCCCTTCCATCGAATCCTGCACATTGAATACAGTGCAGCTAACGGGAAGACGCCCTTCCGGATCATCAATCCAACTTTGGACTCGACCAGTGCGTGCAATCTTCTCTGCTTTTGCTCCTTCTTTCAATTTCATTTGACAAAAAAGCCCGCTCAAGCGGGCTGGTCACGACAGAGGAAGGCTAGCGCAACTTCCCTGGAGCAGAGCCGAGGCTTCAGGGTTTCTTCAGGAGCGTTGGACGATTAATGAACGAAAGATTTCTTCAATTTGTCCCCTGATAACACCACGCTCTTTCTCATAACCAAGACGCTCTAATTGACGATCAAGCCAATAATAAACTTCCGTCATAATTTCATCTTGAGCCTTTGCACGATCAGTCAAGCAAGAATAATAACTTTCAAGAGTTTCCGTAAGCTGCTCATAAATCACTGACTCTTCATACTTCTCATAGGCATCTCCAGTGATTTCCTCCTTTGCAATTAAATAACCAAGCGCAGCAGCACCAGCTTTTGTCTTGGCATGCTCCATCATCGAAAGCCTTTCCTTCAGCGCTTCAAACTCACTAGTGTCGCCCAGGACATACTTCGTCACCACGCGAGCAAATTCATCAAAGCGTTCAGCAGCCATTACCAGTCGGGATAGGAACACGGCTCATCGATTGTAGGGGCAATGGAGAAGAAAGCAAGTTCTGCTAAATACCCTGCGCCAACCCTTCCACCAGTGGATTTGTATTCTCGTTTTGAGACTGAAGCGAGACTCTTGAGAAGCTCCTTGATCACTTTTGAAGCAAATCTTGCGTAGGTAATCCTTACCGTCCAAATTGCTTCAAGCTTGATTGTCGTGAAAGCTGGGCGGTAATAATTGCCATTTCCTTTGCTTCCCCCATAGGCCATGCTTTCCCTCCATTGAGCCAAATAATGTTAACCCATGCAGTAGTGGACACTTTCTCAACTGTCTCCTTTGGTTAAGAACTGGTTAAACCCTTGCTATCACTACTGTCTCATTTCTGTCTCATTTGAGACTCATGAGACTGGCCTGTACACTGGATATAGGCGAAGCCTTGGTACGAGCAGCTTACGCAGCTACGCGTGCCAAGCACCTTCGTGAGCCGCTTCGAGAGGGGAGCCTCAAGCGATCGTACAAAGCGGCTCTGCTCCACCACTCTCTCTTGCTTACTTTCTTCTCTAAGGAACTTTTGCAAGGGAGCCGTACGAGCAGAAGCCCCCAAGGCGATTGATCATAAGGCTCCCCTCCCCACAAACCATTTATAAATAACTTTCGCGAGAGCATTAGAAGCCGCTCATATAGTGCTCAGCCTACAGCGATAGTTGTTTTCTCGATAAAAGCCATTTATTCGTTTTCGTGATATTTATAATTCTTTTCAAAGAAAGCTCAATGAACAACGCTCCTTGAGGGAGCTTCCTTCTCGCAGAGCTTTCTCTTCGCGTGGTCTCTCATCTCATGCGCTCACTCCCGTTCGTGCAGTTCTAGATCGTTCGCGCAGTGGCAATTGGCATGTCCCATCCATCGAAAAGAAGGGGCAAAATGAAACTCGATCAAAATATCACACCTTCAAAATTAGGTATCCCGCCACTGCTTAAATCGAAGCCTGCCTGCTACTGCGCTGTATCAACGGATACAGTTTCACACCTTGTAACGTTGTGAAACGTTAAAAACCTACCCGATAATGGGTAGATTCTGGCGGATTGTCTCTCAGCCAAGCCAAACTAAAGGCCCAGACTATAAAGCCTGAGCCTAAACTTAGCGGCAACCAGAGTAAGTTAATCGGCCTGATAATAGGCCTCTAACTGCTCGCGGAGCTGATGGATTGCATCGCGGAGGCGATAGCTTGGGCCATCGTCTAAGTGGGCTTCGAGAAGTGCGATTGCAGCCTCTGCGTCTGCTGCGGTGTCGAAGGTGTCCACTATTTCAGAATGACCGTAATCGTTTAGGTCGGTTAGGTAGAAAAAGGGGTTCATGGCTTGCGAGAATAAGGAGATGAGAGAACGCCTAAGCGTCCGAGTTTGATAATGAGAGAGTCCAGGGCTTCGGACTCTGAGAGAGAGTCTGGCTCATAGGATTCGGCCAAGCTGGCGACCAGAGCTAGTTCGTCGCCAGACAATATGAGACGGATCACGATGCAGCAATGGTGGGATAGGCGTTTAGAGTTTCAACTAACGAATCGTAGAGTCGCTTAAAGCCGTCCTCCCAGGGTGCACCATCACGCCTAGCAGCCAACACGCAAAGACCATAATCCTGAAGCATTCTCACTCTATCAGCTATAGATTCGTCAGCCCATAGCTTGCCAATGCCGAAGCATTCAAGGTAGGAGTGTTCATCATCACTGATAAGCGGGTAAGATTCCAGAGCTTGAATAGTCTCGATAATGTCATCAGTGATGCGCAGAATGTCAATACAGACGCCACGGCCGTTCCACCCATAACTTAGTTCAATAATGCATCCATTCGGATCAGGAGTGGAGCTGGGATCAGTCAGTACTCTGTAATTTGCAAGGCCAACTAGCCCAGTGTTGCTGTAGTCTGAATAACCGCAATAAGAGGGAACGAATCCTAGAGAGAGTCCGCGCCAACGTTGGGCCAGGCATTCGGCTAGATAGGCGTCGGGCGATTGGTGCCAATGGTGGGAGCAATCGCGGTCGGGGTCGCCGTCACGAATAAGCAGCCAATGGCCCTGGCAGCCATTAAGGGCGTCGATGCGGCGCAGTAGTTCGGGAGATGCTTTCATTGTTTGCTCAGTAGAGGGGAGAGATAAAGGCAACGACGCAAGCGCCATAAGGACGGAGTTCAATGGTTTCGCCAAGGTCGCAACGTTTGCAACGAATGCCAGATAGGCCAAGCTCAGCTTTAGCCCTGCGCACAAGTGCAAGGTCCGAAGCCTTGTCGGGTAGAGTAATTTCAGAGCGATGACACCACGAATAATTGGCTTCACCGCCCATGGTGTCGGTGAGTTCGACAGAGTATTTCATGGCTCAATTAGTGGCTTGAAGGTACTGAAGGAGCGCCCCGTAAACTTCGGTGGGGGCGTATTGTCCGACGCAATAGTCAGGCTCACCATTGGGGAGGATGGTGAGTCGCCCATAGGAGCCAGGGGTAAGAGGCTCGGTGCCGCTTGCGAGCCTGCCAGGAAAGGCTCGCAGGCACTCCTTACGTGCCGCATCACGACGGCGACAATCACGACGCCATGCGCTTATCTGCTGGACTCTAAGCTCACCACGTGCCCACGGATCAATGTAGTTGTGGGATTCGATGCGCGCTTGCAAGCGGCAATAAGCCACGAGATCGGACAGTGTGTGCATGGTTTGAAAAAGGAGAGAAAGGCTTTAAGGACAGAGACAGTCAGCGGCCAGACAGTCGCAGCAGGCACAATTCGGCCGACTGGCCAGAGGCTCTGCAAGCAACAAACAGCCGCTGATCTTGAGAAGCCAGGGAAGCCGTGAAAAGCAACAACAGCGAACCTGCGAAAAGCCCGCAGAGCTTGGCAGCAGTGCTCGCAGGCACCAAGTAAGGAGAATGCATCAAAGAAAAGCAGAGGGAAGGCCCATAAGGGCCAAGACACGGGAAGCGATTCGATCGCAAGCCGTCGCGGCATCTCCACAGAGAGGCCCCGTGCCAAGACCGCGCAAGGCGGAAAAGCGGTTTTTCGGTTTTCAAGGTACCGACGCCGCGCCAGAGAGGCTGCGCCCGTCGTTGAAAGAACACTACAGCCTCAAAAGCCCCAGTAAAGGCTGAAAACGCCAGAGAAAAGCAGTGCTAATCAATAGGAGGCTGAAAGGTCATTGATTAGCGGATACGCTTATGGGAGCCCAGAATCGCTCCGAATGAAAAGCCAGGCTTATGACACCAGCGCCAGGGCTCACGCGTCGAAGCAGAAAAAAGAACGCGCACACGCGCGTGCCATACAAGCGGCCCATTCGTCAATAGGGCATCACAGAGCATCACATAACGGCAGCGCTATATGGTGTTCCCATTGGCAAGCCTCTGTTACGATCCGTCACACAACGGCATCGTTTTATCGGCAAGCGATTGGCAAGGGTGCGTTACAAAACGTCACGCGCGGGAAACTCTCAGAATCCCCATCGGAGAACCGTGGTTTGAGAATCCCCAGAATCCCCATCGGAGAGGTGGGGATTAGAGCAATCCGCTCAATCCAGATAGGCTTGCCGTGGAATGTGACAATCGCCAACTGTCACATAGTATGGGTGTACTGGTCCGCGTCCTATAAGGGCAGCCTATGGATTGGCGGAGAATCATAAAGGCGGCTTATACGATAAGCCTGGCTTATGGGAGGGCCTGGAATCATAAGGGTGGCTTATGCGATAAGCGGAGCCTATGATTTGGCCGCGATCGATAAGGCTGGCTTATACGATAAGCCCAGCTTATGTGACAGATAAGCCTGGCTTATGAGTACAGATGTACTATGCGGCTATGCGCCTAGGAGCATACAACGATATTGAGATATGCCGATATGCGCATATGAGCATAGAACGGTAGCGTTGTATGATTTTATGCGGCAGGGCGCATATAACGGTAGGGCGATACCTAGATACGCTCGTCGCCGGATCCAATAGATACGC